TGATCAAACAGAGCTGTCAGTTGCGGCTGTGGAAGATCAACAGAGCATTCTCAACGAAGCCATCAACCGCAACACCATCTACACTGCCAAATACAAGCTCACCGGCTACAACATTCGTGTGAAGTTCAACCCCATTGCCCAGCACTACTGGATCTGTGATCCCACTGTGGCTGAAATGAAAGACCAACCGTTCTGTGGCTACTATGATCCCATGACCATTCAGGAAGCACAAGAACTCTATCCAGGCATCAACCTGGAAGAATTTAGAGTGCATGCAGAATACAACATGAATGGTGCCTATCAAGCAGGTTCAGTGCTAAACAACTTGGCCATCCACGCCAGAGACTCAGTGCCTGTGATGGGCATTCCTGTATCATCAGCGTCTTCAGCAGATCCTGACTCACGCATTGTA